GATAGATCAGGTATGGCTTTTCCATATAATGAAATGGTTAGAGAATGGACTGGTGCGTTTGTTCATGTTTCAGAGTACGAGCCTAAACAACCACAGCTAGATCCTAAACCTACAAGTGCAGATCCACAAGCTTTACAAAGAGCACGAACGGCTAGAACAGAATTTCCAACAGAAGATTTTTTACCAGAAAACCCTTTTGTAACTGCATCTAATACTACGTTAAAAATTAATTTTCCAAATGGTGATTTACAGGTAAATGATTTTGCAAGATTTAGAAACGTTAAATCTTTAGTAGGTGGTGTTGCAATATCAACACTACAAATGTCTACAACATTAAATGGGGCAATAACGGATACTGACACTACAATTAATTTAACTGATGGATTACAGTTTCCTACTTCAGGTTTTATTGTAATAGAAAAAGTTTTAACTTCTTCAGATACAACAGACCCACTTCTTGTTGGAAGATATCAAAATGAAGTTATACAATACACAGGAAGGTCCACACACCAATTAACAGGTTGTACTAGAGGAACAAGTGCACCTTATAGAGGAGTTTCTCCTGAATCTACAGTTGCTGGATCTCATTCTAATTTAGCAAAAGTTTTTGGTTGTTATAAAGTTGTTTCTTTAAATGAAACATCAGTGCCAAGTACAGGTCAACCATCTACAACTACAGAATTTGATGGTATAAATGTTACGTTAACTAACGCTGCATCAGGCACAGAAACAGGGGGCGGTTTTCAGTGTACAATCGGACCCGTTAATGATAGAGCTTAATTATGTCAGGAGTTTCAACATACACATATACAACACTAACAAATGCTATAAGAGATTACACAGAAGTTAGTTCGGATGTTTTAACAACAACTATTGTTGATGGAATTATTATGGCAGCTGAGATGCGAATTAACCAAGAGCTTCCTATGGATGCAGATAGATTTGTACAAGAAGGTACACTTTCTACAGACAATAATACAATTAATAGTCCTGCTGGTGCTTTGTTTATAAGAGGTGTTGAAGTATTTAATTCCACAGCAAACACTGAAGGCACTGGTACTTGGTTAGAAAAAAAAGATCAAACGTATTTATCAGAGTACACAGATAGACTAACTGGACCAGAAGGTGATTTAACATCTCAAGATGTTACTGGTTTTCCAAAATATTATGCAATGTTTGGTGGAGCAACAACTCTAACTGATACTACATCAGGTGGAATGTATATAGCCCCTACGCCAGATGCAGCTTACAGATTTAGAATTTATTACAATAAATACCCAGTTGGATTAGGTTCAGGAAGTGATGGTAATTCTAATACTTATTTAAGTAATTATTTTCCACAAGGTTTATTATATGCATGTCTAGTAGAAGCTTTTGGTTATTTAAAAGGTCCAATGGATATGTTGACATATTATGAAAATAGGTATAAAAATGCAGTACAACAGTTCGCAGGAATGCAACTGGGGCGAAGAAGAAGAGACGATTACACTGACGGAACTGTTAGAATACCAGTCAAATCACCTTCACCATAAACTAGGAGATAAAAATTATGGCAATAACATCGGCAGTATGCAACACATTTAAAACAGAAGTTTTAAAAGCGGTACACAATTTTACAAATGGTGCAAATACTTTTAGACTAGCATTGTACACAAGTTCAGCAACATTAAATAAATCAACAACTGCCTACACTACATCTAATGAAGTAGCTAATGGTAATGGTTATACTACTAAAGGAGAAGCATTAACAAATGTAACACCAGCTTTATCAGGTGATACAGCAGTTTGTGATTTTGCAAATATTTCTTTTACATCAGCTTCATTTACAGCTAACGGTTGTTTAATTTTTAATGACACAGCAAGTGGTGATCCATCTGTTTGTGCTATCGCATTTGGTGGAGATAAAACTGTAACAAGTGGAACTTTCACAATAGAATTCCCAGCAGCAGACGCTGATAACGCTATACTTAGAATAGCATAAGGGGCGCACCGTGCCCGACGTAACTTCAGGATGGGGTAGACTCACTTGGGATCAATCTCAATGGGGAGGTTCAACAGTTTTAACTACAGGTTGGGGTGCTAGAAATTTTGGTGAAGACGAGTGGGGAGATTTATCAAACGTAACTCTTACACTAACTGGACTTTCAACAACATCCTCTAATGGTTCACTTACAGTAGAAACAGGTCAAGGTTGGGGTTCCGATACATGGGGTTTTGAAAATTGGGGAGAATCCTCTCTTGACATATCATTAACAGGTTTATCAACAACATCATCTATTGGTTCACTTTCAGTTTCTTTAGAGGAAATAGTTTCATTAACAGGACTTTCAACAACTTCTGCATTAGGTTCACCAGTTGCAAGATCTGATGTTTCATCAACTTTAACAGGACTTTCAACAACATCATCTTTTGGTGCAGTTAATATTAATTCAACACATATACTAACAGGTTTATCAACTACATCTGCAGTAGGAGCAATAGCCCCACAAACAGATGTCTCACTAACTTTAGATGGACAATCAACAACATCAAACGTTAATAGTTTAATTATTTTTGCTGGAGCTGTTTTAACACCAGCAGGAGTTGGTGCAACGTCTTCTGTAGGTTCACTTACAACTGGTGTAGAAAATTTCATTCCATTAACGGGAGTTTCAACAACGTCTTCTGTTGGATCTCTTAATATCAATGAAGCACATATATTAACTTCGCCAGGAGCTTCAACTGCTTCTGTTGGTGCAATTTCACCAGACGCACAGACAGTAGGATTAGTTGGACAAGGACTACTATTATCTCGATTTGGAACGCTATCTCCACAAATAGAGTTTTCATTGACTTTAACAGGACTTTCAACAACATCCTCTGTAGGTTCTATTTCACCTAGTATAACTGAAATAATTTCATTAACCGGCGTATCAACTACATCATCAGTAGGTTCAATTGACATTGGGTTATCAGTATTCCCAACTGGAGTATCGGCAACTTCTTCAGTAGGTTCAATTGTTGTTGAAATAGGGGTTCCGTTAACTGGATTGTCGACAACTTCTGCAGTGGGTGCAATAACACCTACAGCAATGACAGTAGGTTTAGAAGGTCAGGAAGCTACATCTAGTGTAGGAGACATTATTGTAATAGGATATCAAGATATTGATATTATTGGAAATACAAGTTATAGTGCAGTTAATAAAACAAATAGCGCAAGTTATTCTAATGTTGACGTAGTAGGAAATACATCATATACAGACGTAACTCACGTAGTTTAGGAGAAAAAAAATTATGGCATCAACTTTTTCAGAGCTTGGTATAGAGCTAATGGCAACCGGCGAAAACGCTGGTACTTGGGGAAATAAAACTAACGCTAATTTAAATCTAGTAGAACAAATTTCTGGTGGATATGTAGAACAATCTATTGCAGGTGGTGCGAATACTACTAATTTACTTGTAGTTGATGGAGAATTAACAGGTAAGGCTCAAAACAGAATTATAAAACTTACAGGATCTATAACAGGTAATCAAGTAGTTACCCTTCCTGTAAACATGGAAAATTTTTACATTATTAATAATGCTACTACAGATGGTGCAGGTACTCCAACAGTTCAAATAAAAGCAATATCTGGTTCAGGTGCAACAGTTACATGGGGAGCAGGTGAAAAAGGATTTAAACTACTTTACTCAGACGGTGTTTCAACAAATACAGGAATTTTTGATACAGGTTTTTCAACAGCTACTGGAGATGTAACTCTTACAGGAACACAAACTTTAACAAACAAAACTTTAACATCACCTAAAATTGGTACTTCTATTTTAGATACTAACGGAAACGAATTATTTAAATTAACTGCAACAAGTTCTGCGGTCAATGAAATAACATACGCTAACGCAGCTACAGGAAACAAACCAACACTTACTGCATCTGGTGACGATACTAATATTGGTGTATCAATACAACCAAAAGGTTCTGGAACAATAACACTAGACAATTTAACTTTTCCTGCTGCAGATGGTTCAGCTAATCAAATTTTAACAACCGATGGTTCAGGAGTTTTATCTTTTGTAGATAACTCTGGAGGTACTGCTTGGCAATCATCAGTAAAAACTGCAAACTTTACAGCAGCAGCAGGAGAGGGTTATTTTGTAAATACTTCTGGTGGTGCTTTTGAAATTGATTTACCAGGTTCTCCAGCTGTAGGAGATCAAATAGAGTTTGTAGATTTTTCAAGAAATTTTGGAACTGCAAATCTTACATTAGATCAAGGTTCTAATAAATTTCAAGGACAAGTAGCATCAACTAAAAAACCAGTATTAAGTACATCTGGTCAAAATATTTGCATTGTTTATTCTGGATCGACACAAGGCTGGATTCCAACAACTGATGATGATGTAGAATTTTTTACTACTCCAACTTACTCAGTAGATTATTTAGTTATCGCTGGTGGTGCGGGTGGAGGTTTTGATAAAGGTGGTGGAGGTGGAGCTGGAGGATATAGAAATTCTTTTGGTAGTGAAACTTCTGGCGGAGGTGGTTCATCTGAAACAGCTTTAGAATTATCTCCAGGAAGTGCATACACAATTACAGTTGGTGGTGGTGGTTCTGGTGCATTAAATGGTTCAAATAGAGGTGACCCTGGAGTTGTTTCTTCTATTGCAGGTTCAGGTATTACAACTGTATCCACAGTAGGTGGAGGTGGCGGTGGTACAGGTGCTAATAGTCTTGAAGTTGGTCAAGCAGGTGGTTCTGGTGGTGGCTCAAGTACAAACACAAGTCCTGCTGGTACTGGAACAGCTAATCAAGGTTTTAATGGTGGAACTGGATCAAGTGGTCCAAATTCATCTGGAGGTGGAGGTGGTGCTGGAGAAGCTGGTAACACTGATGGTGCTGCTCACGGCGGCGATGGTGTAGCTTCTTCTATAACAGGGTCTGCGGTCACAAGAGGTGGTGGCGGTGGAGGAAATATTGATGGTGGTGGATCTGGTAGAGCTGGTGATGGTGGTGGTGGAGACGGTGCTGGAACAAGTCCAGCTGCTCAAGGGTCTGCAGGAACTGCAAACACAGGTGGTGGCGGTGGAGGTGGAACAGGTAATGCTCCTCAAGTTGGTTTAGCTGGTGGAAGCGGAGTTATTATTTTAAGTATGGCAGATGCAAATTATTCAGGAACTACAACTGGGTCTCCTACAGTTCAAACAGGAGTCAGTGGTAAAACAGTTTTAACATTTAACGGATCAGGGAGTTACACAGCGTAATGGCACATTTTGCAAAATTAGGAATAGGAAATAAAGTTGAAAAAGTTGAAGTAGTATCTAATGATATTGCAACAACAGAACAAGCTGGAATAGATTTTTTAAATAATCTTCACAAAACTCCATATGATATATGGAAACAAACATCTTATAATACTAGAGGTAATGTTCATGTTTTAGGTGAAACACCTTTAAGAAAAAATTATGCTGGTGTTGGTTATATTTATGATCAAACATTAGATGCTTTTATACCACCACAACCTTTTGTTTCTTGGAACTTAAATGAAAGTACTTGTCAGTGGGAATCACCTGTTGATTATCCTGCAGATGGTCAAAAATACGATTGGAACGAAAAAAATCAAACTTGGGATTTAAGAGAATAGATATTTAATATTTGGTGTGAAAAATTCTATAATACAAAATTTATTTCCAACACCTATTTATATGACAAATATAGATAGGGGGTTTACGAAACAAGAACTAAAGTTTGTAGCTAACCAAAAAAAGCATACTTGTACAAATGAGGGAAACATAAGTACAATTGATAATTATATTTTAAATAGAAAAGAACTTAAAAATATTAAAAAATTTATAGACGACTGTTGCAAAGATTATTTAGAAAAAATTATTTGTCCAAAGGATAATATAAAACTTTACGTAACTCAATCTTGGTTAAATTATACAGAAAAGGATCAATATCACCATAGTCATGAACACCCTAATTCAATAATTTCTGGAGTATTTTATTTAGATACCGATAAAGAAAATGATAATATTAAATTTTTTAGTTCAGTCAAGTATCAACAAATAAAACCAGAGATTAACGAAAATAAATATAATCTTTATAATTCTACTTCTTGGTGGTTTCCTGTAGAAAACGGTAAATTAATAATGTTTCCATCTTCAACAACTCATAGAGTAGATAATAAAAAAGGTTCTAATACAAGAATCAGTTTAGCCTTTAATACTTTTTACAAAGGTACAATGGGATTAAATAATAAGTTAACAGAATTAATTTTGTGATATTAAATAAAATAATTCAATCTGAAATAAAACAACCATACTTTTTTTATAAAGGTAAATTTGATATAATTAATTCAAAATACTTTATTAATAAAATTAATGAGGGTTGTAGTGCAATAAACAATAATTCTTTTAAAACAAATATTGTTGGAGAAATGACTAATTATAAATATTTTAACAATGATATAGAATTTTTAAAACTTATTTGGCAGGTTTTTGATGTAGTTGATAAGGATATAAATTCGAATAAATATATGTTGAATGAATCATGGGGGTTAAAAAATAGTTTAAGTCATTACACAAAAGAACATACCCATCATGGAAGTTATTTTTCTGGTGTTATTTATTTAAATAAACATCTACAAAAATTAAAATTTCCTGAAATAAATGAAGAACTTGAACCGGACATAGGTTCTTTTGCTTTTTTTAGTTCTTTTTTAAAACATGGATGTAAAAGAAATTTTACCAACAAAACAAAATATGCTTTAAGTTTTAATTGTAATTATAGTGCATAATACAACAATTCAGCTTAATTTTACAATTTACAATAAATAACAATTGCTATATAAAAAAAGTTCGGGAAGAAAGATTATCCACACACCAGTCTTTCTTCCCCTAGCAATAAAATAGTATTATAATGAGGTTATATGTTACAAAAATTGGGTTTTGCACCAGGATTTAACAAACAAGTTACAGAGACCGGTGCTGAAGGGCAATGGTTTGATGGCGATAATGTACGTTTTCGATATGGTTCACCTGAAAAAATAGGTGGTTGGACACAATTAGGACAAGATAAATTAACTGGTGCGGCTAGAGCTATTCATCATTGGGATGATAATGCAGGTATTAAATACGCAGCACTTGGAACTAATAAAATTTTATATGTATATTCAGGGGGCACATATTATGACATACACCCTATTCGAGTTACCTTAACAGGTGCAAACTTTACAAGTACATCTTCATCAAAAACAGTTACAGTAACATGTACCGGGGCACATGGATTAATTGAAGACGACATAGTTATGTTTGATTCAGTGAGTGGGGTTACTGCTGTAGGATCTACTTATACTGACGCTACATTTGAAGATATAAAATTTATGGTTACATCAATTCCAACTACAACCACTTTTACAATTACACTAACAAACGTAGAATCAGGTACACCTTTATCCGGTAGTGGGTCCGCTTCTATATTATGTTACTTTCCAGTTGGGCCTTCTCAACAACTTGGTGGTTTTGGTTGGGGCGCTGGTTTATTTGGAGGTACTTCATTAGGTGCTGCAACTACAACTTTGGCTTCGACTATAAACGATACTGTAACTGATATTCCTTTAACTAACTCTTCAGCTTTTCCATCAGCTGGTGAAATAAGAATAGGAACAGAAGACATAAGTTTTACAGCAAATAATACTACAACTAATATATTAAGTGGGGGTTCAAGAGAAGTTAATGGCACTACAAAAGCTGCTCACAGTGGTGGTGATACAGTTACAAATATTTCTAGTTTTTCAGGTTGGGGCGATCCGGCATCTTCTGACTTTACAATTGATCCTGGTCTATGGATTCTTGATAATTTTGGTACAAAATTAATTGCACTTATTTATAACGGCAAGTGTTTTGAATGGGATGCTTCTGCAGCTAATGCTACAGGAACTAGAGCTACATTACTAGCAAACGCACCAACTGCATCACGTCATGTGTTGGTATCTACACCCGATAGACACTTAGTATTTTTTGGTACAGAAACAACAATTGGAACACCTTCAACTCAAGACGATATGTTTATTAGATTTTCCGATCAAGAAAATATTGATGGAACAGATGCTTACACAGTAAAAGCAGAAAATAATTCTGGTACTCAAAGGCTTGCTGATGGTTCTAAAATTATGGGTGCTATTAAAGGTAGAGATGCTATCTATGTATGGACCGATACTGCATTGTTTTTAATGAAGTTTGTTGGTGGAGATTTTGTATTTGCTTTTGAACAAGTAGGTACTAACTGTGGATTGTTTGGTAAAAATGCTTGTATTGAGGTTGATGGTACGGCTTATTGGATGTCAGAGAATGGTTTCTTTACATACGATGGTCAGTTAAAATCAATGCCATGTCTTGTAGAAGACCATGTCTACGATGACATAAACGCTACATCTAGAGACCTTATTAATGCAGGTTTAAATAATTTGTTTGGTGAGGTAAATTGGTTTTATTGTACGGCTGCATCAGATCAAATTGATAGAGTTGTTACTTATAACTATTTAGACTCATCATCTAAACGTCCTATATGGACAACAGGTACTCTACCTAGAGCAGCGTGGCAAGATTCTGCGGTTTTTGATAGACCACACGCCACATGTTATAAACCTAGCGATAATGCATCTTCTGATGTTGTTGGTAATACGGACGGAAGTACGATATACTATAACCAGGAAACAGGGACCGATCAAATAAATGCTGGGGGAGTAGTGACTGCGGTTATAGGCACTATAACTTCTGGTGATTTTGATATAACACAACGTAGAAGTAATACAGGACAAACTGTAGGAACGCCTGATATTAGAGGAGATGGTGAGTTCATTATGAGAATTAGTAGATTTATACCAGATTTTATTTCACAGACAGGAAACACTGCAGTTAAATTTAAAACAAGATTATATCCTAATAGTAGCGAGACAACTACTTCTTTTACATGTGACTCTACTACAACTAAAAAAGATGTAAGAGTAAGGGCTAGACAAATAGCATTAGAAGTTGCTAACACAGCAGCTAATGAAGATTGGAAACTAGGGACATTTAGATTAGATATACATCCAGGAGGAAGAAGATAATGGCTACTGACCAAGAGATACGAGACGCAGGTTTTAAATATGTTCCACAACAAAAATATTTATTAAACCCTTTTGTATTACCCAAAGACCAAGAACCGGTAATTAATCAAGGTATTGTAAATACAAATGCTTTTACTTATGGTGGCGGTGATGGTGGCGGGGGTGCTCTACAAGTTGGAGACCCTATGATGAATTATAATAATTATTATAAATATACTGGTGACAAATATATGATGAATCAAGATAGACCTAATCTTGATAGCTATAGTGATAATGCACAAAAAACTTTTTTAGGCATGCCGAGTTACAGACAACAAGAATTAACAGGTCCAGATATGGGTGAGTATATTGCATCTGGTACAAATATTCCCTTAGAACAAACTATGGCAGGTAATATACAATCTAAAATAGAGGGTGCCAAAGGTGGTATAAAAAATTTAATAGGAATGATACCTTCACCAAGTAACTTATTAAATAGAATAGGTATTCAAAATTTTAGTTCCTTGTCTCCTGCAGATCAATTATTTATAAAAACAAATACCGGATACAGGGGTCCTACTGTGTTTGGTGAAAATACTGGAGGAGGAAACGTAGATCCGTTTGGAATGAATGTTGAATCTTTATTTGGTAATTATGCTGAAGGTGTAAGAGATAACTTTTCTCAACTACAAGATACTTTAACAAAAGACAGAGGAGAAGGTATAAAGTTTAATGAAATAACAGGTATGTTTGAAGCAATAGACTCAGATGATACATCAGAAAAAACTAAGGAATTATTGGATCGACAAAATAAACAAACTAAAATGATAAGAAATAAATTTTTATTTAGAAAAAAACAAGTAGACCAACAAAAGAAAAATGAAAGAGACTTAGAAAAAAAAGCTGCTCAAGATGCAGCAATAGCAGCGGCAGCATCTAGAGCAGAATCAAAAAGACAATATAATCCCGATGTACACGGACCAAATAATTATGGATTAGGTAGTGATGGTCAGCAATCTTATGATTCAGGACAAGGATTTGGTATTAATGCTACAAGCGGCGGTCCCGTAAGTAATAGAACTGGTAGAGGAAGAACGGATTATATGAACGGGGGACTAGCAAGTATATTATAATGGCAAAAATTGTACAATCATTAACTAGAGCTGAACCGGAATACAATCAAACTAACTTACAATCATTAGTTAGAGATTTAGATGCAGTAATTACAAAATTAAACACAACGTTTCAACAAGAAGTAAAACAAGAGATAGAAGCTAAAAGTTTCTTTTTAGAATAATGGCAGTAGTAAACCAATATAAATTTGTAGGTAAAGATAATGATACTACAGGAAATGCATTAACTGTTTTTGCAACAGATAAACCCGGTGTTAATGAAACTATAATTATTAAGTCAATATTAGTTACATCTGCTGGTACACCAAGTGTAACTGTTACAAACAATAGTATTACAGCTATAAAATCAGCAGCTCTAACAGCTAATCAAACAAAAGAATTATTAACTCAACCTTTAATAGTAGAAGGCGGATCTGCTTTTACTATACAGTCTAGCACTACAGACTCATTTGATTTTGCGGTTAGTTTTTTAAACATTAAGAAGGAGAAAATAGATTAATGAAAGTATATAATGCTAAAGTAGAAGAGACTTACAGACACAAGGAAACCGGTGAGATTTTTAAACAAAAAAAAGACTGGGAAGCCAAGGGTTATAAGCCAGAAGAGATGGCACAAGACGTAAAAGTTATTATGCCTCCTCTTGATTTATTTAGTAAAACCAAGTAAACATAAGAATTAAGGTAAATTTATGGCAATATCTAGAATGCAAGAACCCCAACAAATACAATCAGGAATAGGTTCCTTACAGGACCCTAGACAAGGTTATTTTTTAGGTAAGATTGTAAAAAAAGCTGGTCGTGCTTTAAAAAAAGTTGTTAAAAGTCCTTTAGGTAAGATGGCTTTAATAGGTGGTCTTGGTTATGGATTAGGTGGTGCAAAATTTTTAGGTGGTGAACTTGTTTAGAGCTAAAGGTATAGGTGGTGCGGCTGAAGGTAAAAAAGGAATATTAAGTAGTTTATTTTTTGATAAAGATAATGAGTTTAGTCTAGGCAGAACAGCCCTAACTGGCCTAGGTGCTACCGCTCTTGCAGCTCCATTTTTTATGGGTGGTGATGATGAGGAAGAAGAAGTAACAGAAGTTATGGATCCAAGATTACAAGTCCAACGTGCAAGAAACTATTACAGTGGTGCAGGTGATGCAGGTGCTGGTTTAGATTTTATGCCACAGAAAAAATATGTAATGCAAAATTTCTATGCAGCTGGTGGCGGACTAGCTGACATACCAAGAGAAGGTTATGCTGACGGCATGATGGTTGAAGACGAAGAAGAAGAATTTATAAGATCGGGTGCAGGTCAAAGAAGAAGAATGCCTCAAACATTTTTAAACATGGGTGGCGGTGCAGGAGAAGCACAAGCTGAACAAATGTTAATGATGGAATATGTTAAATACAAAAACAAAGGTGGAGATTTATCTTTTGAACAATTTGTAAAAGCAGTAATGCAACAAGCTGCACCAGAAGGTGCAGGTATGGAACAACCAATGGCTATGGCAGCTGATGGTGGATTGATGACTAAAGTACCAGGATATGGAACACCAGCAGGAACTAACAAGTTTGACTACCCTAGTGGTGGTGAAGAAGTTAGAGTTGGCAAACAAGAAGGTGGGATCATGGAAGCCGAAGCATCAGAAATGATTGACATGGGTGGCATGGAAAAAGATTTTAGAAACGAAGGTGGTTTTGT